GAAAATAGGGATGTCTGGGGATTCGCCGGTCGGTACGACGAAATGCGAATAAAACGAAATCGCATAGCTGGTCTCATGCGTACCGATCTAGCCCATTGGCACCTCGGCCGGTCCTGGGCGTCGTATCCTGCCCTTAATGCTCAGTTCGTGACGTGCGATTCAATCACCGGCGGGGCCTCCAATCCCCTGAAAAGAATTTTTGCCGTTCCATCCGAGCCGGGCTTGCTGTGTCATATCGGCCATAGGATTGCGGCGTTGCGACCGCTGCCGATGGTGTCAGAGCCTGGTTTGGTGGATCATACCTTCGGAGGTAGGTAGGAAATGGAGTATTTCGATCAGTGGATTAACCGTCCGCCGGTCCGTCAAGAGCCCGGCGGCGGCCCTGTGCTTGTCGATACCACAGGCTATGTCCCTATAGATATACGCGTCCGCGCGATGGAAGCGGCCGGGCAGCGGCTCGCTCAGGCGTACGGGACCTACCAGTGGGGCCCCGACGAGGAACCCGACGAGGACGCTATACCCGTTGGGGTGATCGATCGGGCAGAGGCAAGCCAGTATCTGACGACCGCGCGGCGGCAGCTGTATGAGCTGGCTAAGAGGACGAAGGTAGCCCCCAAGGAAGCACCCAAGGATGTCCCCAAGGAAGCACCTAAGGAACAAATATGATAGACCCTCTTGTAGCGATTGGCGGAATAGCCGGGTTCGGAACGGATATGGCAAATCTTGGATTTGGAATCGAGGGTCGCCGGCAGGCGATGCGGTTGCAACGTGAGGCCTGGGCTCGTGAGGATAGCGCGGTACAGCGGCGTACGCTTGACCTACGCGCGGCGGGGATTAATCCCCTGCTCGCGGCCGGGCAGGCCGCGTCGTCTATGTCTCCATCCTCTATGCCAATCCCGCAGATGGGGACTGCGGGGGTCGACAAGGCAATAGCTGCGGCGCAGTTGGGACTGATTAAGGACCAAAGGTCGTTATTGATGGCTCAGCGTGAGTCTGCGTTGGCTGGTGCTGAGCGGTCTAGGGTGGAGTCTCTTGTACAGTCCTATGATCTTGGAGTTGCTCGTAATAAGTTGTTGTCTGTCAAGGAATTAGGCAGCCAGTGGTCTCAAGTGCAATCGTTGTTGTACTGGCTGGAGGAATTGATGTCAAAAGCGACTAGGCAGGACTGGGCATTACCAAACGTGCTTGGCGCCGAGCTGGACAAAGCTCGAGCGATGCAACGGGACCGCGAGGCGGCCCGGGTGGCCAACAAAAAGCCTCAAATGTTTTTCAGCCGGCCGGTTGGTCCCGGTTGGGCAGGTTCTGGATACGGATCGCGGGCTAGTCCCGGTAGATCGTTAGTCGGGAGAGGGAGGTAGTTATATGGCAAGGAGAAGGTTCGGTCGTCGTGGTGGTGGTCGTCGTCGTGGCTACGGTCGTAAGCTAATCCGCTACGGGGTAACTCGTGGCGGTATCAGGATTTAGGTTTAGGCCCGGGTTATACCCGGGCCTTATATTATGAATTGTCTTCATCCACGTATATTGTCTATCCCCGGTCGTGTTGGAATGCAGGTCCCTTGCGGTCGCTGCATTAATTGTCGTATTCAACGCGCTCGCGAGTGGGCTGTGCGCGGAATGCACGAACTCGAGTACTGGGATAGATCATCGTTCGCTACATTGACCTATGACGACGACCACCTACCATCATCTATGTCTATATCTAGGAAAGAATTACAGGATTATTTTAAGCGGCTACGGCGAGAGCTTGAACCCTCTCGGCTGAGTTATATTGCGTCTGGTGAGTATGGCGGCAAAACAGGCCGCCCCCACTATCACGCAATTTTATACGGCGTTGATAACGCCGACGTTATTTCCTCGGCCTGGTGCCGAGGGCAGGTTAATATTGGAACGGTCACCATGGAATCAATTCGTTACGTTTGCGGATATACACTTAAGGCAAAGGGACCCCCTGGTCCCGGCCGTGAAATACCGTTCCAATTATTTTCCCACCGTCTCGGTAGACGGTGGGCTATGGATCACGCAGAGTTACTCCACGATACGGGCGGTATCCGCGACGGTAAGGTTTTGCGAGGAATCCCGCGTTATTACCGCGACGTCCTAGGTTTATCAACCGACAGACTAGCGGCATTGCGCGACTATGACGAGTACGAACTGGAAGAGCGGAGAGCCCGTGTCTCTCTTAATGGTGGAGACGATGCGTGGATTGAGTACGCCCGTTGGCTGCGGGCGACTCGGGAAGAGCGGGCGCGTGGAGCCCAGGCTCTTCGTGATTCGCGGCGGGGTCTTTGACCCCGCTGCGGCGGGGGTTGCGGGGGAAGTGCCCCCGCTTCCGCTACACGGATGTGTAGCGGAATTGGTAGCACTATTGGTCCTCTCGATGTTAATAGTGCTAAATGACACTATCAATCTATGGACAGATTGGGAATATGTGTCATAATTTGGTAAGGAGGAGGTGCCAAATGGTAAGCAGACGTCGGAGACGGTTGGTGCTGCACCGGCCGGCCAGCTATTGGCGGACGGGCTGGGTGAAGCGTGGGCGAGCGACAACTCGCCGGTACCGGAAAAAGTTTCTATAATGGAGGAAAACATGTCGGAGAAAGGCCATCTGAGGTGGAATCTGTATACTATCCGCGACAAAATCGCGGAGGAGTCCGGAGCCCCATTTCTCGCCGTCAACGACGGCGTGGCGGGGCGTAATTACCGCCACCTATTAGAGGAGGAGACGTCCCGAGGGCTTAGGCCCGAGGAGTATCAGCTGCTGCGGCTTGCCTCCTGGAACGCGGCGACCTCTACCCTCCTTCCTTACCCTCTTCCTGTCGATGTGACGCCTGTCGTTACGGCCCCTGTCGTGGAGGTGGATCATGGCTGAGAGAATGACGTCTAAGTCCTTAGTGGGACGAGCGATAGCGGGTAATCGTCCCGGTCGGTCGATGTTCGACCTGTCCCATTCGGTGCTATTGACAGCCGATATGGGCCAGCTGATTCCGGTCCTCTGTGATGAGGTTGTACCCGGGGATTACTGGCGCATTGGGACCGACGTCCTTATCAGGCTTCAGCCTCTCGTTGCTCCAATAATGCACGAGATACGCGCCAGGGTAGACTACTGGTATGTACCCTATAGAATATTGGACGACCAGTGGGAGACGATAATAACCGGCGGCGTGGACGGACAGGACGTTACCGCGCTTCCCCGATGGGCTCCATCGGCCGCGAAACGCGGTGTAGGATCTCTCTGGGACTATCTCGGTTTCCCCGCCGGTGTTGATCCGGTAGGGGCTTATCCCCTCGATTATCCGCGCCGGGCTTACGCGCGAGTGTGGAACGAGGCGTACAGGGACGAGAATCTACAGGCAAAGGTAGCCGAGACAAACGAGGACGTGTTAAATCGTTGCTGGACAAAGGATTATTTCGCATCCGCCCTGCCGTGGCAGCAGCGCGGCACGGCACCGGCGCTTCCGTTGACCGGTACGACGAACGCGGAGTTTGCCGCAAACCTGGACCATGTGTGGCCGTCGTCGTCAAGTGGTAGCGGTACAATGGTATTTGATACAGCTAACAATAGGCCACAAACGGCAACTAAACCGGTGCTAGAAACGGTTTCCGACCATACCGCCGCACAGCTTTCGGCAAATGTGGTAGATTTTGCCGACGCCGGGACGTTTTCTGTCTCCGACTTGCGCTTGCAGTACCAGATACAGAGATGGATGGAGCTTAACGCCCGCGGCGGTGTACGCTACACCGAGTTCCTCAAAGCACACTATGGTGTGTCCCCGACGGACTCTCGTCTCGATCGACCTGAGTACGTCGGTGGTGTTTCCACGCCCGTGGTCGTGTCCGAGGTGCTACAGACCTCATCGACCGATGCTACTAGCCCTCAGGCTAATATGGCCGGACACGGTATAACGGTTGACCAACAGTTTGCCGGCTCCTATCGTGTAGACGAGTTTGGCCTCATTATCGGGCTACTGTCTGTGATGCCAGCTCCTCTGTATTCGCAAGGAATTGATAGGCAGTGGCTCCGCCGGTCGCGCTACGATTTCTATTCACCGGAGTTCGCGTATCTCTCCGAGCAAGGAATAGAGAGGGCCGAGCTATTCGCCTCGGCGGTTGAGGCGGAAAATAGGGATGTCTGGGGATTCGCCGGTCGGTACGACGAAATGCGAATAAAACGAAATCGCATAGCTGGTCTCATGCGTACCGATCTAGCCCATTGGCACCTCGGCCGGTCCTGGGCGTCGTATC